AAAAAGAAGATCAACCCAAAGCAAAGGCTAAGCCCCGTCAACGTCGTGGTGCAGGTCGTGAGGACATGATGAGTAATCAACGTCAACGCGAGATCATGGAACGTGAGGAGCGTAAGCGTAAGAATAACATGGACAAAGGCGGGTCCAATGTAGTTGGGAGCTAAGTAATGGCTCCAAGAAATAAGCCGATGCCCAAAAGTAAACCAAAAGTGGATCCGGTAAAACGTTTATTACAAGAACGGGAGTTGGAATACCAAGGTGCTATGGGTATTGTCGACAACGATTTACGTACCAAAGAAGCGGAGCTACTTGAAATACAGAAGGCATACGCCAATAGTGGGATGAATGTTGAAGGATTTGATGAGTTTCTTGCAAACAAGCATGCTGAGATTAAACGTGCCTATAGGGACGTCGTTAGTGAACAATCCTATTTGTTTGAAAATGATCTTAGGAACTATGCTATTGGTGCGGGTGGTCTTTTAGACGTCACCAAAACCGAAGCTAAACAACGTCAAATATCTCAGCCAATACCTGGCACTCAAGCGCATCACCCAGCTTCTGTATCTTCAGTTGAAAGCTATTTGCGTAATATGCCAATGGCTGAGCAACGTAGAACTTTAGATCTTTTAGTAGAGCAAGGCTATACAGTAGGATCACAAGCTAAAGGATTTATTCCGTTATCTGGTCCTGCTCACTTAGGTGGTGGTGAGCGTTGGGGTAGAGCATTTGCTCACGTTGGTAAGGAAGGTGTTGAATCTGATCCTGGTAGATTTAAAGGAATGGCTCTTCCTAAGGCCACTACAGCAGAGCAAGCAGTAGCTGCAATGAAGCCTATGCTCGATGAGCAGATTGCCCTTAATACTGCTGCATACAATCATCCAGTGGAACAGCAAATGCGAGCTGTTGCTGAAAGGTTGGTAGGTAAACCGATCACATGGATGGGTGGTGAGGCTACTGATGTCCAGGCCCAGAATAAAGCAGCAAAAGCTATGGGCATCAATGCTACTACTATTTCCAAGGGATTTAATAGGTATCCATCATTAATGGGCACAGAGCAAGTACCTGGAATTAATATCATGACTGATGTTGGTACTAGAGTTCCTCTTGGAATGAAACCAAGTGAAGAGGTCCGTAAACAAGCTACTGCTACTGTACGTAATCCTCAAATTATACTTACACCTAGTCAATCACTTGGTCAAAAGGCTGCAGCCATTGCTAATAGGGAACCACCACCAAAGCCAAGACCAGTAATGGTTACACCTCAAGTATCTAAACCTAAGCCAGCGGTTAAGCCAAAAGCAGTAACTAAACCTATACCTGCTGTAACACCAAAGCAAACAAAGGTTAAACCTACTAGTGCTAGTATGCAAATTAGGGCTATGCAGAACACTGCACCAGATGTAATTCGTATTCAACCTGGCATGAGTTTCCCTAGTTCGTCGTTGATTCAGGGAATTTAATCTATGGCAGAAAAGAAAAAGAAACAAGAAGAGACGAACCCTCTACTTGAACTAATCCGTAAGATTAAAATTGCTTATGCTATTGGCAAGGATCCAGTAGCTAGCGCTATGGCTAGTCGTGCATTTACACCATCCAAGAACGCAGCATTAAATTACGGTAAGATACTAGGTGTTTCATACGATCCAAAGATGCGTATTAGACCGAAGGATCCACAACAACAATTGCGTGCTAGTAACATGCGAATTGGTGAAATAGAACGTCTAACTAATCTATTTGGCGGAGTACGTACTAAGCTCGCTGACTAATCCCCCACCATCGGTACCTAGGAGCCTCTACAAGGGGCCTCTAGGTGCCTTCACGTATATTCTACCACATGACTAAAACAAACGACGTTGTAGGGGCTCTTAAGGCTGATTTTAAGCTCTTCCTTCAAGCACTATGGGGTCAACTGGATCTACCATCCCCTACACGTGCTCAATACGCCATTGCTGATTACCTGCAACACGGTCCTAAACGACTACAGATCCAAGCCTTCCGAGGAGTCGGTAAAAGCTGGATTACTGGAGCGTTTGTGTTGTGGACACTCTTCAATGACCCTGAAAAGAAGATCATGATTATCTCAGCTTCTAAGGAGCGGGCTGATAACATGTCTATCTTTCTACAGAAGCTCATCATTGAAACACCGTGGCTAGTACACCTTAGACCTAAAAGTGATGACTCACGTTGGTCTAGGATTAGCTTTGATGTTAACTGCTCACCTCACCAAGCACCATCCGTTAAGTCAGTGGGTATCACGGGTCAGCTAACTGGTTCTCGTGCAGACCTGATGATTCTTGATGACATCGAAGTGCCTGGTAACAGTATGACTGAGATGATGCGGGAGAAGTTATTGCAACTCTGTACTGAGGCTGAGTCTATCCTAACACCAAAGAAAGATAGTCGTATCATGTACCTTGGTACACCTCAGACTACTTTTACCATCTACCGTAAGCTAGCTGAACGTAACTACCGACCCTTTGTGTGGCCATCACGCTATCCACGTAAGGATAAGCTATCACAGTATGAAGGTCTCTTGTCACCACAGATCGTGGAAGACATAGAGATGGGTGTAGAGGAGTGGACACCTACTGACCCTGACCGTTTCACTAGTGAAGACCTAGTAGAACGTGAAGCTGCTATGGGTCGTAGTAACTTCATGCTACAGTTCCAGCTAGACACAACCTTGAGTGATGCGGAGAAGTTTCCACTTAAGTTCAGTGACCTAGTGGTAACGTCTGTTAACCCCACACAGGCACCAGATGCTGTGGTGTGGTGTAGTGACCCACGTAACTGCCTCAAAGACCTTCCCACTGTAGGTCTACCAGGTGATTACTTTTACTCACCAATGCAACTACAAGGGGAGTGGAGTGCCTACACTGAAACTATATGCAGTGTTGACCCCAGTGGACGAGGTACGGATGAAACAGCAGCTACATACATCTCTCAAAAGAATGGCTTTCTCTACGTTCACGAAGTACGAGCGTATCGCGACGGTTATAGCGATAACACACTTCTTGACATCCTTCGTGGGTGTAAGCGGTACAATGTTACTAAACTCCTCATCGAAACAAACTTCGGAGATGGTATCGTCGCAGAACTCTTTAAAAAGCACTTGCAACAAACTAAACAAGCAATAGACGTAGAGGAAGTACGTGCTAATGTCCGTAAAGAAGACAGGATCATTGATGCCCTAGAACCTGTCATGAACCAACATAGACTCATTGTTGATAGGTCAGTGGTGGAATGGGACTATAGCTCCAATAAAGACGCAGCACCTGAGGAGCGTTTACTGTATATGCTCTTCTACCAAATGTCTAGGATGTGTCGTGAGAAGGGAGCAGTTAAACACGACGACAGATTAGACTCACTAGCACAAGGTGTTAAGTACTTCATTGATGCTATGGGTATCTCTGCTTATGAAGCTGTTAAGATGCGTAAGCAAGAAGAATGGCAAGACATCCTTGAAACATTTATTGATGACCCTCAAGCTGCTACTAATCACCTAGTAATGGGTATGAATTTAGAGCAAAGACGCAAGGCTAGAGGTAAGACAAAAAGTGTTGTACCTACTTGGATTTAGTGGCTGCTAAGCCGCAACCTAGGTAGATCCCACCCGTACAAGGGGAAGTGGAGGGTGGACCACTTTCTCCGAAAGGAGGAGTAGACATGCCTTAGTAAACTAAGACACATCTACTCCTTTCTTTATCTATGTTCACCAGCTACTATTACTCTCTAGACAGTTAACCTTGGGGAAGTTAACATAAGTCTTTCTAGGGGGGTTATATCTTCTTTACTGTATAACACGCCGTAGGCGGTTATTACTGTAAGTACTGTATAACACAAAAGACACAAACTTCCTCTAACCTACACTATTTACGGTTAATACTGTGAGTACTGTGAGGGATTAGGAGCGTAGCTCCTCCCACTACTGTCACTACTGTTATTAACTCTCCCAATAACCTCCACTACCACCTGTTAATGACTCATAGCGTATCTCTAGTACACATCACACCTAATGCTGAAGAACTTATTAGTTACATGGCTAGGGTTAGTAACCCA